TTAAAAACCCCGCCGGTAGGTTACCACCGGCGGGCGCGTTGTTGGATTGTGCGGGGCTTCTAGCTGTAGTGATAAGCCAGCAAGGGGTATGATAAAACCATAGCCAAGCCGATCAGAACATAGGCGGCCAATAAGCCAATCAGAATATTTTTGATTAAGCCGATCATTATTCAAGCTCAATCTTTACGTTGGCTTCGGCCAGTATTTCACGCACGGCGGCTTTCAAATCGTCAGCGCGGCTTTCGTCGTCTAAACCCTCTGGCAATCGTTCGTCGATCATTTCGCCAATTTCATACTCATATTCAGAAATGTTAAAATCATCCAACGCCCGCTCAATTTCACGATTGGCCACGCTATCGGCCAGCGCTTCGACCTTGTCACCGATAACGCCCATAATGGCATTACCAAATTGGTCCAACTGTTCGGCTTTCAATTCGTCGCGTCGGTTGGCATCTTCTAGCTGTTTTTTCAATTCGGCAATTTCGGCGTCTTTTGGGTCCACGATTGCATCATTATCAAAGTTTAGATTTTCCATTTTTTTCTATTCCCGTAGTTTGAACAGGGGCGGCCACCACGGCCACCCGACGCCGCCTATTATATGCGCTTTATCCCATATGTAAAGCCCCCATAAAAAAGCCCCGCCAACGGGCGGGGCCAGTGTGGAATATATGCGGGCCGATTATGCGGCCACGGCGGCAACCCGTTGCCAATCGGCGGGCTTCATATTTAAAACTTGTGCCCCGCGTTGTTGCCATATGTCGACGTTGTCGGCTTCTGCTTTGTTGCCAACGGCTGTCACCGCATTAACTAGCGTCGCACGAGACAGCGGGCGGCCCTGTTCATAACCGGCTTGGCCGATTGTATCTAGCAACCCGTCAAGCACGCTGGACGTCTCTTTTTTAGTCAATTGCATCACCTTGCCAAGATTTTGCACAACTTCAGATTTTTCGACGGCCACGCCGTCAATAACATCGGCGGCGGCTTGTTTCATTTTTTCCAAAACTTCGTCGAATGACTCACGGCTAGAATAAGCCGCGACGAAGTCCCGCATTTTCAAACCAAGCGCGACATTATCGGCGTTTTTAGCTTCGTCGGATAGCAAGCCCCAGTCGTCGGTATCACGGGCCGATGTAATGTGGCTTTTACGGGTTTTATTTTCGGTTTGCATACCATTGAGACAAGCCAGCGTCCACACCATTTGATAAACAGAAACAGAACCAAGGCCAACTTCAGAATTTTGCAAGCCGATACCGTTAGCCATAACATCACCAACATTTGCGCCCGTGCCAGTTTGATTTAATGACCGCAACCGCAAATATAACCGCTTATCTGTAACGGTGCATTGTGTCACTTGATAGCCCGCGCCGCTTTCCATAATTGGGGGCAAGCAATCTTTTAACATATGATTGTGATCATATGTCTTAAACTTGTTTGAAAGCATAGCCCGCAAAACACCAACTTTATCACAACCGGCATAATAACCGCTGTCATTCAATTCGGCGGTGCTATAGTGATGCGTCCGTAACATCCGGATAAGGTCCGATTTTTCAAACATTGCATTTATAAGCGAATCTAACTCTTTTGGAAATTGCGCTTGCAACCGGCGGGCCGTGCGGGCGTCAATTTCCAACTGGCCAGCCAATTGAGTAAACGCGACGTCGTTCATATCAAAAATTTGCGTTGCATGGCCGCGGTTATGTTCAATAACAATTTGGGGCTTTCCGTCGTCGGTGCTGGTTTTTATTAATTGATTAACCGGCGCAATATAATCGGCGGCGCGGGCGGCCCTATCTTTTACCGTTTCCAGCAATCGCGTTAAATCATTATTGGAATTTTCGACACTATGTCGGGGGCCTTGGTTAGCACCTAATATGCCATTTTGCGGCTGGCCGTCAATTTGCATCATATTGTTTGCATTTTCGATTGTGTAATTCATGGTTTTAGTTTCCCGTAAAAGTTAAAAAACCGGCGGGCATTATTACGCCGCCGGTCATTTTCATATCAGATTATGCGATATTATGCAATATGAAATTTTTAAAAGTTTTATTCGGCCCCAATATCACCGGCGACGTGATGCCGGATAATGGCGCGGGGCGATAATGTTTTTACAAATGCCCGTAACTTATCGCTGTCCGATTGTTCTTGTTCTTGTCCGGCGGTTGCCCGCCAATGAATAGCAACATTGCCACCCGCCGCATAACAGCCCCCGCGCTGATCGTTTTCTATTTTCTTTTTACTGGCCCCGTGGCCAGTAAAACCAATAATAAAATCACGATTTAAACGGGCGCATAACGGGCCATCTTTCCCGCCGCAATTGACGCAACCTAAATTTTCTAAATATTCAGCGGGGCAACGTATGACCCTAACCCCGTCGGCGGTTGCGTTTTTACCATTTTTCCAAAAAGATTTTTTTACGACTGTCACAACCGGCGCAACCTTATCTTTCATAATTTGCACGGCTTCGGCCAAATTGTCAGCGCTAAAATTTATAGTCGTTTTATTCGGGGCCAATTTATGCGCCCAATATAAAGGGTGAAAATGGGAATAAGTAAAACTTTCACCGCGTCGCGGCTTGGCATTTAGCACGGCTTCCAAATATTCAAAATCTATTTGACCGGCACCGCACCCACGCCCGCTATCGTTCAATTTGCAATCTGCGGGGCATGTTCCAAAATTGTTAGCCTTGCCCGCGCGATATGTAACGGCCAAGCCCGACGTTTTATTGGCGGTTGAATTTTTAACAGTTTTAAGCATTTTTCTATTTCCCGTAGTTAATGCGATTTATCCCATATATATGACAAACAAAGCCCCGTCAAGATATTTTGACGGGGCCTAATATTTTTTAAAATTTTATCTTCGACGGCGGCGGCTTATACGTCGCGTTCGCTTTTGCGTGTGTTTTTCCCAGTCCGGACCGTATAGCAACCGGCCAATAATAGAAAATATAAACATTATTTCGCAATCCCCTCTTTCGCGTATCCGATGCAACATTCACAGACTATGTCCCCCTTGATATTTTCAACTAGCGGACAACTTTCATCATTTTCTTCACCGCAATAATCACAAGCATATTCTTCAGTCATTGGTTTGATCCCCCGTGCTAGTTTTCAATAGTGTCCTCTAAATAATCACAACCATTTTCAAAACAGCCGGTGGCGGCTTCAAATAGTTCCTGATTATCCATTCCAGATAAACGCCGGTTCAGTCCCTCGCGCAACATTTCCGGCGTTATATCGGACCCGTTTAACTCGTCATGGTCTACAGAAAAAGACAAGGTTAAAACGCTGTTATATTTTTTCATCGCTTATGCCCCGTGCTATTTTATGGTGTGGCCGGTATGTATCCAAACCGGCGCGGTGGTTTCGATCCAGACTTTGGCACCACAAGATAGGGGCTTATCTGGCGAATATACAACGCGAGACAAACCGTCAATTTCTGCCGCGTATGTATAATGATTTTCTTTGCCGCACTTAACCGTAATTGGCGGGTTTGCTTCGCCGTTCTTTTTGTTTGCGCGAATAACGTGTTGGTTAATGTGAATGCGCTTTTTTCTATTTTTATTTGTCACACCGCCACCTCTTTTATAAACCAACCTTTACCTATTTTAGTTTGGTACTCACCGTCAGCAGTTGGGTGGCACTCATAAGCCACGGCGACTAAATCTTGTGGATATTGAGGGTCCGGCTTTTCTGCAAAGTAAATACAGATATCAAACATTCTGCCTAAAACTTGAACGCCTACCCATTCCATTTCATCGTCAAGATGCTCATACCAAGCATTGCCTTGACAGCGGTAATCTTCAAAAAGCAAGTGCGCTTCAAAGTGTGCGGTCAAAAAACCTTTTTCAAAATCGGATAATACAAGGTCACTCATCGTTCATAACTCCCGTAGTAATTAACGATGACCCTACATATAGGATTATGTGGGACAAATCAAGTCAAAAAGAACATCCCAATTAAATTTTCCTTTTTGATGGTGTATCGGCTCAACGGATTGCAGGCCGTCCATTTTTAAATCAACCGCCGCACTGGCTTGAAACAAAAACATTTCTGGCTCATCTGTCGGCTTGTTCTGCTTCTTAATCAATATCCACGACGGGCTATGTTGATGACGGGACAACCACGCCACTTGTGACGGCTGTAAGGTAACGCCATTGCTTGTCAGAAATTTAAGCTCCACAAAATGAAACACACCAAACTCGTCACATATAAGCAAGTCTGGTATTCCGGCTCCCACATAATTCTCAATCCGCGTCAGCAGTAACTTCCGGCTCGACCTCTGCGCCGCTTCTTTTATCTGCTTGTAAAAGCCGCTTTCTCGCTTTGTTGCGATTACTGGGGTTTTCATCTTCCGGCGTGATGTTGATTGTGACTGGGGCATAACTTTGCTTGAGTTCCTCTAACGCTTTCAAAACATCCTCCTTGCTCATGCTGTCGATAGAGCCATGACGGATTTCTGATTTGTTGACGTATATGTCCCCCTGCGCTTGTCCCCGTCTATATTCAGCCTGCACGGCGGCACTGTATGCGCCGTTCTGCAAAGCCAAATCCCGTATGTTCTGCAAATCTCTGACGTGCCGGTGAAATGTGATGCCGTACTTTTCATCAAGTTCCCGCCGATAAGATTGTATGGCCGCCACGACATGGGGTGATATATGAGGGTTCGTCAGTTCATAAGCCCTGCTATGTGCAGACGTTACAGCATATCCAGCATTGATAGCCGCCTCCCGCAGTGTAATCTGCCCGTCTTTACTCACCAGTTCTTTTACAAAGAGTTCCTGTTTACGGGTCAGGGGCTGGTCTACGCCAGCCGGTGGTCTGCCTCGACGTTCTCTAGGTTTACCCGTTATCTTACCCGCCGCTACTCTTGCCATAATATCACCGTTAAAAAGGTCACGTTCAGATATTGATAGCGTATCTACTATATAGGTTCAAATTTATTTTTTAAAAAAAACTAAAAATATTCGTAATAAGGCCGATTTCCCTGTTACACCTTGTAAAATAGGTGTAACACAGAAGTGTAACAAAAAAGTATATAAAATATAACGTGTTACAACCAATGTTACAGTGTTACACTTGTTACACCTATTTTGAAAATAAAAAAAATATTTTTTTGTTTTTGAGCCTATATAGTAGATACGAAACTAAAAAAGCGCGACCCGTGGGCCGCGCTCTCTAAACTATTGTTCTTGTTGATGTTTCACCCATTGCTGATGTGATCTATCGAAGTAACGCAACCACTCTTCGACAAACTCAAGGTGTGTACACCTCTCATCTTTTGACGGTTTGATGCTATTTTTGCCAACTTCAAAGAAGCCGACCGGCACCATTTTGTCTGCGCTTTCTGAAGCGTAGGACAAGCCGCCCATGTCTGTTACATGGCTGGTTTCGTCAGGACCGTACCAGACGGAGACGAAATGCGGGTACGAGCTACCGTTATAGTTCGCCGCGTTTCGGGCCGCGGTCAGTGGGTCAAGAGCCTTGGCCCACGAGCCGTAGTGTCCGGCGGTTGAAGCGATATAGGTGAAGCCGTTGGGCAACACCCAGTCTTTTGCACTATCAGTCATATTGACCTCCCGTACTAACTAACGATTTCAAACAGCGCACCCCGCCCATCGGGGCAAGCACAATCATTTATGATTGTTCTTATACTATAGCATATTATCCCATACTTGTCAAGCATAAAATTTTAGAAAGTTTTATAGGTATGCGTCAAAAAATTGACACTCCAGCTAGAGTGTTCACGTTTTGTACTGCGACACTTTGTCGCATTGACTTTTATGCGATATTATGATATACTCTTATACAAGACTAGAGCTCTATCTAGGTAACAAACTTTTTTATGCCCGTCACGTCAACATCGAATAATGGCGTGGTATAATAGGAACAAGCTTAGAGCTTCGCTGTTTGACAAGTTAATAGCTACGGAGAATTTTATCATGCTAGTGATAAAACCAATAAGTAATGTCGAGGCCAATCGTGCGATTAAAGAATGGCATCGACACAATGACCCTCTGCCTGATTTGCATATAGCTTTTTGCTATGCGCTATATGAACACCATGTGGCGTTGAAGCATCGGGAGTTACTAGGGGTGGCGATAGTGGGCAATCCATGTGGCCGCACAAACAGAAAAGACATACTGGAAGTGCGACGGGTTTGTTTCAAGCCAGACGAAAAGTTTCATAAATTACGGCGGCACTACTTCTTCGATGACAGACGTAAGGAAGATATATCCTTACGACAGGTGCCTATCCTTGTTTATGATATTGAAGATCAGGTGCGTGGTTTGTTTCAAGGCACCATCGTCAAGTCGTACAAGATACCTAGTTTCTTTCTGCAAGTTGCAGAGATGTATACCCAGCAGTTCTCGCTGAAAAAAGATAGACCGGTTTCTATTCTGTGGACGTATATACAGGATACGGAAGATGGCCGGTATATCGAAAAGGCTGGCTGGCATTACGACCACTACGTCAAGAGCCGTGGTGCGTGGCACTCTGCCAAGCGTCGGTTCGCCAAATACCTATAAACGAAAACCCCCAGCCGCAAAGCTGGGGGTTTTTTTAATGCGTGGTCTTCGGGTTTTCATTTTCATACTCGACCGCGGCGCGGGCTCCGCTGGCCATGCACGACGTAATCATGCCAATGGCCGTCGTCGAGTCTGGCGAGGATATTATCAGCCGGAAGATAATCGCGGTTAGTGCGCCGCCCATGACTGCGCCTGCGCCGTGACCATCCTTGGCCATTTCATCCAGCAGGTCTTCGACCCGTTGACCGGCTTCATCGAAGCTATCGGTGTTATCCATTTATTTTTTTCTCCGCATAAGCGTGAACTTCACAAGAATGTTCTGCCCATTCAAAGGCGGCATTCTCCCCACAATCAGGGCAAACCACAGTTGGCGAAAGATAAAACACACGATCATCTAAATAACAGTCTAATTCCCTAAGACAGTGTTTTATCTCCACATCGTCCTTTAAGCACAAGGGACAATACCTCTGTTTCACATCAGATTTTTTTAGAAATGTAATCAACCTCTTTGTATCCTCTCCCAAGCGGCTTGAACTTCACACGCCCGCTTTACAGCTTCGGGGCTGAACTGCCCTTCAGATGCAATACGGGAAGCGTACAAGCTTACTACCTGATTGATGTTTTGGACGGCCGTCGGCCAGTCCATGTCTTTCGACATTTCCAAAATTTCTTTCTTTCGATCCATGAAGCATCTCCCGTGGTGCCCATACGTTAAACCAGCAATCAGAACATAAGAACCGGCCACCGTCTTTTGCGGCAGCCGGTTCGTTACAGTTATTACAGCGTGTGATCTTCATCATTGTCTTCGACCTTTTTTGCTTCCTCATACAAGATACACTCAGGGCAAGCAGTTTCAAAGAACTCACACTCTTCGCAACCCTCGACGGGTAAGTACTCAACCGTCATTT